TTTAGGAGTTAGAGAAAGTAAATTTTTTCCTTTAGAGCTGCCTACGTTGGGTTGGGGCACAACTTATATTATGGCTCCAGGTGGGATTACTTTTCAACAACAAGCACGAAAAGCTAGCTCAGATCTTTCTTTATCTTTTGCAGACAATAACATGGGTCGCGGCGGCACTTTTCAGTATGGATTTAGTGCACAAATGTATCTATCAGAACTTAGGCGCAGTACATTAACTGATTATTCTCCGGGCGGCTTCGGGAGATCTGTGCGCGGTGTTGACGATACGCCTTTAATTATGAAAACCAATATGAAAAGCGACAATGCCAGAATAAAGATAACTAATTTTTATAATACGTCACCTACAGCGACTCCGATTTCTATTGTAGCGAATCTTTTTGCAGGAAATGACCCGGATGAAGATGGCTCAGGAAATTCGAAACTATCAAATTTTGCAGCAATCTTTGGACTCAGCGGTGAGTCTATACAGGAAGAAATATTGTTTGAATTTTTAGCTGTAGATGATACGATTAATATTAATGAAATGGCTGATTATCCGACATTTCAATCAAGTTTCCAAAAAGAAAATGAGCACATGCCTCAAATTATATTATTAGAAGAAATGTTAACACAAGCAGAAATGAAAGTTCCAGGGTTAAAAGATGCCGAAACGCCTTTAGAAGCATTTAGTTTACCTTCTATTGCTAATGAACTAAAGACAGTTCATGACTTGTTTATGACGTATATGAGTCGAACTCTGATATCTGAAGTAGCTGATAATGAAGCAGCTTTTCTTTACGGAGCAGCGTATGACGACATAACACAGGATGATATTCAATATGTCGTAGTCCCTGATACGACTGACTCCGAAGGGGGAACTTTGTATTCTGAAGCTACCATCGATGGTAAAAAAATAAAAAATGCAGATGCAATACTGGGAATAAGTCGTATGCAATATGAAATTGAGTATGAAGGTCGAGAAGGAGAAAATAGAGTCTTTTATCTTGATCCGTCTGAGTTTGGATTAAGCTACGTAAACCCTAAGATTTACATCAAGCCTGTAGCTAATCAAGGATGGCTCGGCCTTATAGATGTTTTATTTCCAGAATTAAGCTTATGCAAAGATGGTAAAGTAGATTTAATTAATTTTTCTGAGATAGAACAACAAATAGAAGAAACCTACAATAGTATTCCAATGGATGAGAGACTTCAATATAATGAAGATTGCGCAACTGAATTACCATATAATAGAATCTTAGAAAGACAATCAGCAGCTGGCATTCAAGGTATTATTCATGCAGCTTGTAGAATTTTTGGTAGCACTCACTTTATTAAAACATTGGCGACTTTCACAACGTTTAAGCCCGATTTTGATGAGTCATATAGCAATATATACTCTCAGTATATTGTAGAAAATATGGAAAAATCTCTCAAAAGCTCTCAAGGCGCTGGTTGGGAACGTTTTAATTCTTTTAAAGATTATGAATTTTGGTATAGTTTCTTAGAACAGTCTGTACAGACATACGGAAGATTGGTAGATGATGGTACCATATCAGATCCCCCTGATTTTGTTTTGCGAGCATTGTTTAGTATTAATAAAATGCAAGAAACTTACAAAGTTCCCACAAGAGAAGATTGGAGAATCGGCCGCGAGAATATATTTGAATCATATGAAGAATTTAAGCAAAAATCAAATTTCGAAGCAATTCAACAAACAGAGGGCCCTGCCAAAAGAGTTCTTCAAGAATTTGTAAAAATGGAACTTATTTCTATGGCTGAAAAGTTTGTGGTAAATTTGCAAACGGTCAACATGACTCCGTTATATGATAATGTTTACTATTATTTTCTTATGAACTTCACACAAGGCGGCATTGATCTAGATATAGATAAAGAAATAATAGCTACAGTTGCTACCCCAACCACTGCAGATCTTGGATATACTTCGAATGTTGCAAATCATATACATTCGTTTCAAGTAGATGACGCCGGAAACGGATGGGCATATGAAGCTTACCATCCGACTCAACCAAAAATTTATCACAAGCATGAAATCATAAATTGGGAAGTGCAAGAAGCACAAAGTGAATGTTATCCCTCATGTAAAGATTTATATGGGCTTGATGGTATCGGCCCACATGTGCATACAATTGGGAAAACAACTGTTCCCATTGGTGATATTGAATCATATAATTACGAAGGGCTAGATTATGAGGATCCTTCGAGACCTTTTGTGGTTGAAAAGTATATTTCTATTAATGGAGTTAAATATGGAATTGAGGAAGGCACAGAAATAATAAAAGCGAATGACTTATCATTAAATATTTCAGACGTCTATCCAGGTACATTAGAATTAGTGTATAAATCTTCTGAAATGCAGACGGCCGAGAATTCCTCTACCGATGCCCGATTTTTGCCAGAAGAAGGCACTGAAGGAGAGCCCATAGGCGTTGAGGGCCAGCTAGGTGTTCGAAATGGTTTAGAGTTTTCAATAATTGTAGATGGGCAAAAGCTCGCTATTACAAGTGTAGAAGTAGATGCAATGGATTATCCTATTGGCTTGTATATACCGCCTCAAGCAAATTCAAAAGAGTTGCTTTGTTTAATTAAATTATTAGAAGAAGATGAAAAATTTAGATTAGTTACGCGTTATATCTTTCCTATTAATAAAGTTTTATCAATGATTGCTATCTATAATGATTTAGGATTTTTACCATCCATTGGAGAAGTTACGGGAGATGTCGGGTTTCCCGCTAGTGTTGGAATGCAAGCTAGCGTCGATGAGTTTGATAATTCGGTGGATTTAAGCAACAGTAAAAGGGGCTGGGCTTCTGCATATGATCGAGTTCCTGGACCATTTTCAGGATGGTTTGTAAGAGAATGGGACAACTGGGATCAGGAACTTTTAAGGAATTCTAAGAGTAGACTTAAAAAATTGTTTAAAACTTTTTATAACTCACGAGATTTCGATGAAAGTTTTAAAATGATGTTTGAGTTTGACCCAATACAGTTTTCCATACAAAACTTAAAAGATGCACTGCGCCCTCGAAGCTTAAAATCTATGCTTCCTAGGTGGCGAAGAGGTAAAATGATAAATGCAAATCCGCTCGATACAAACAACAAAGTGTGTAAAAACTAAAACTAGTTGTAATTATTATGAGGTTTTAATATGTCTTCTATAGGAATACAATTACCTATTGTTTATAATAGTCATGACGGTTTTAAAATGATTAAAACTGTGCGTACAATGTTGCGTCAAAATCTTAAAATGTTGCTTTTAACAATTCCTGGCGAAAGAGTGATGGAGCCTAATTTTGGAGTAGGGGTGGCTACTTACTTATTTCAAAATTATTCTGAGAATGTTACTGCAGAGATCAAGCGAAAAATCACACAGCAAGTCGACCTTTACATACCCGCGTTAAGACTACAGAGTATCAATTTTCAAAACAATCCAGATTTCAACTCTATGAGAATAATTATTCAATATCAAATTCCAGATATTGGAATCAATGATTTGCTAGATATTACTATTTAATTAAGGAATTTAACTACATGGC